TCAAAGGGAACCAATTAAGCCAAAAGACAATTTTTATATAGACGAATTACCTTGGACAGAAAAACAAAAACGATTTATAGAGTTATCTCTTGATAAAAATACCAGATTAATATTATGCAAGGGCCCAGCCGGGAGCTCTAAGACTTTGACAGCAGTTTATTCAGCTTTGCAGCTATTAAACAACTCTAAAGTATCAGACGTTATTTATATGCGCTCTGCCGTAGAAAGCTCTGACTCCAGATTAGGATTCCTGCCCGGAGACGCAGATGAAAAACTTCATTACTACAATTTACCATTTATGGACAAGTTGGACGAATTATTGAATGAAGAGACTGTTAAAAAACTACAGAAAGAAAAAAGAGTTTCTATCCACCCAGTTAATTTTGCAAGAGGAATGAGTTGGAACGGAAAAGCCATACTTCTTGACGAAGCTCAAAATAGCTCATTTAGAGAGATAGTCACAGTTCTCACTAGAATAGGCAAATACTCACGTTGTTTTATTATGGCAGACCCAATGCAGACCGACTTAAAAAATGGCAACAGAGGGGGTTTTGAGAAGCTCTACGGGGCTTTTAATGACGAAGAGAGTAGATCCGCAGGCATTCATACTTTCGAATTTGACGAAAGTGACATAGTCAGATCAGAACTTACTAAGTTTATTGTGACTAAAGTTAATCAGATTCCCCTCTAACCCATCCAGCTTTTTTTATAATTTTAGCTAATCTTGGAGCAAATTTTCTTGCGTCTTTTTCTGGGATGTCCCAAAAGAAGGCGTGAGTGACTTCTTCTATTAACACGCTTAAAGAGCGATTTTCTTTAAGAGTTGGATCAATTAGTATTTTTGGGTCTTTTACTTGTGGATTGCAGCAGAGGCCATCAGCGTTATAGCTACGATGAGGTTTTCTCCACTTAATTTCATATTCCACACCTTCACAGTTGGAAAACTTTATATTTTCCATACTAAAGCTTACACTTTTTTTTGTATATTTACAAAAAACTTATAAAATATATAGTGTAAATAATCTCATGAAGATATATTGTAGTCATTGTGGAGCCGGAACTTCTTATTCTATGCAAAAGCCTAAGTTTTGCGGAAGCTGCGGTAAGCCCTACATGGCTTCTAATGCTAAAGCTAAGCCTGTCAGAAGAGTGGTTCAACAAGTAGTAGAAGAAGATAACGATGACGAAGACAACTTTGAAGTAGAGATTGATGCTCTGGAGTTTGACTTTAGAACTTTCGGATCAAACGTCCATAAGCTAGGAGATATAGTTGGCAGTTCCACAGAAGATAATGTAGACGAATCTAGGGAGAGAGACTCGTCTTACTCAAAAAGAAACATAGAACAGGACTTCTTAAATGATGCTGGAAGCATAAAGAAGCCCTAGCATGCCAAGGAAGAAGAAGTTAAAATTCGAGGACTGTATTGAGTCGATTGATTCTGAAATAAGTAAAAGACGCGGCAGATGGAATCTGACCGCTTTATCTTGGATGGATTTTGATGACGTATCTCAAATAATCAGAATTCACATTTTTAAAAAGTGGCATCTTTATGACCAATCAAAGTCTCTTGCTCCTTGGATAAATACTCTGATTTCGAATCAGATAAAAAATTTAATTAGGAACAACTATGGAAATTATTGCAGACCTTGTTTAAAATGTGCCGCGGCAGAGTCTGATTCTTTATGTTATATTTACGGAACCCAGAATTCTTCTTGCCCGCTGTTTGCGCATTGGGAAAAAACTAAAAAAGCTGCTTACCTTACAAAGCTCCCTTCTCCTCTCGAATCTGTAGGGCATGAAACAGAGAATATGGAGATGAAAGAGTTCGACTTTGACACAGTGCTTAAAAGACTAAATACGAAACTTAAAGATAAACTAAAAACAAATGAATGGATCGTATATGAAAACTTGTATCTAAAAAATAAAAACGAACAAGAAGTAGCAAAGATACTTGGGTATAAAACTTCTGAAAAAAACAGAAGCCCCGGATATAAGCAGATTAAAAATATAAAAAAGTCTATAATAGAAAAAGCTAAAGAGATTATTTCAGAAAGCATCAACATATGAAAAAGAAAGATGAGATAGTTCTTGCGCCTGAACAGGAAGTTTCTATAGATGACTTCTATGAGGACAAGGGCGTGACGGCTATCAAGGAATTAGTAGGTTTAATTTTCCCAAACATTGATGAAAAGTTTAGGGATGGCAGGAGCATTTACGGCAAAGCCATAAAAAGCTACTTGGCTTCAAAAGGAAAAAAGACAGTCGCAACTTCTGACAAAAAAGAAGGTTATAATTTAAATCAAGAAGAGAGAGATTTCCTGTACAACAACTGTTCTACCATGAAAGTGTCGGACATGTGCGAGACTTTGTATGGAGAAAAAATAAATCCTTCCGACAGAAGGTTCCGAGCATGTAGTGATTTTGTCAAAACTATAGATGGTAAAGTTGTGCTATCAGAAATAGTAAGAGAAGTTTCTCCCAGTGATTATCTTCCTCCCAAAAACGAAACGAAGGCCATTTCCAGAATAAATAAATATGTTCATGAAGGTATTGATAAAAACAATCTAAAAGCTTCTGACAAAAAGAATATATCTAGACTAATAGCTTACATGCATACATACAGATTTTTGCATCAAATATCAAACTATTCTTCTCAAGATAATAGAGAGCTTTTTGAAAGTAGCTTCGTAAGATATACTCACGACAAACCAGATTTAACTCAAGAAGAAGTGGATCAGTATATTGTACTTTCTGCAGAAGTAGTGATAGCTTCGAATATCCAAATTAGAGTTGAAAGACTCCAAGAGCTTCTAGATCAAGCGGCCGAAGAAACCGAAGGTAAAAGAATGGCTATGAGTTTGGTTGAGTCGATCAACACTGCGCAAACAGAATACAATCAATGTGTTAATAGACAGACTAAACTTCTCAACGAACTAAAAGAAAAAAGAAGCCAAAGACTCAGTAAACAAATTAAAGAAAACGCTTCTATTTTGAATTTAGTAGAAATGTGGAAAGATGAAGAGTCTCGCCACAAGATGATTAAGCTCGCCGAGATTAGGAAGAAGGCTTTGGAAGAAGAAGTCGAAAGACTTTCTACTATGGACGAAATTAAATGTAGAATTATGGGTCTTACAGAAGAGGAGGTTCTTAATGGTTGAATGTAAAGAGTGCGGCAAAACTTTTCCATCAGACAGGAGCTTGCATGCTCATTTAAAAAGCCATAAGTTAAAAGTAAAAGATTATTACTACAAACACTTTCCAAGAAGAGATAAGTATGACAATGAGCTAATAAATTTTGTCAACAAAGAAAGTTATTTTGCGACAGATTTTAATAACAAAAATAATTTAAAGAAATGGATGACTCACGTAGAACCTCCGGTTGCAAAAGAATATTTTAAAAATTTCTTAGTGGGAAGAAAAGAAAAAAAAGATTTAGAGTTTGCGCCTTGTCAAGTCGAACTAAGGTCTCTAATGAGCCCGTCTGTTTCCTACTATCAAAAAGTCCTAGGTGATTACAATTCTCTATGCGAAGAAATAGGGCTAACTACGAAATATAAAACTATCTCAGAGCCATTAGAGTATAATCCCGAAAGCTATACTGCAGAGAAAATTTATGTAGATACAAGAGAACAAAATCCACTGGAGATAGATGATTACCCAACGGAAGTTAGAGGTTTGAAATACGGAGACTATGCTTTAAGCAACAAGGACAAAACTTGCAATTGTTATATAGAAAGAAAATCAATACAAGATTTAATCGGAACTCTTAGCGGAGGCTATAATAGATTCTGCGACGAAATAGAAAGAGCAGAAACTGAAGACGCTAATCTAATTGTTTTAGTTGAGAGTGATTATAATGCAAGTCTAATGTTTCACAAGTTAAAGAGAACTTACAAAAACATAAGGACTAATCCTCAACACATCTTTCACAATATTAGAACTATAATACAAGAGTATCCTAACGTTCAGTTTTTATTCGTAAAGGACAGAGAAGAATCTGTTAGGGTGATGAAAAGAATATTCTTTAGTAATTGTAAGTATAAAAATATCGACTTACAATATGCTTATGATTTGAAATTGTTATGAGAGGAAAAATTGAGTTAACTTACGAACAGGCCTTGGTGGTTTTGTTTCTAATATTTCTTATAGCTTATTTAGATTAATATGTGGCATGCTCCAGAGAAATATAAACGAGATGTAAAAGATACTAACTTAGAATTGTTAGATCTAAAAGGAGAGCTTGACTCTAAGCAGGCCAAAATATCTCTCGCTAAATTTTTAAGAGCCAACTTAGGCTTTACAGTAGAGTTGATATCTGGTATAAAGCTAGCGCCTTTTCAAGAAGTAACTCTTAAAGGATTCTTTAATAGAAACTTTAATATGTGCGTCTGGGGACGCGGATGCGGTAAGACGTTTATCGCATCCGTATACTGCTTTCTTCAATGTATTTTCGAGCCTAATACAAAAATTCTAATAGCTGGACCAACGTTTCGTACGGCTAGATTTATATTTCAAAATTTAGAGAAGATAGTCGAAACAAGAGGAGCTGAACTGTTAGCTCAGGCTTTTGGTGCAAAATCTAAACGCAACGATCAGTTTGAATGGAGAATAAACGGCGGCAGCATCACAGCTATTCCTTTGAGTGGCGAAAAGATTCGTGGTTTCCGTGCGAACATTCTGGTGCTTGACGAGTATTTACTATTGCCAGAAGAGACTATTAAAACGGTTCTTATGCCGTTCTTGGTTGCGCCGCAGGACATGGCTGAAAGAATTAGAGTTAGAGAGATAGAAGACTCTTTAATTAAAAGCGGCAAGATGGAAGAAAAGGACAGGATGGTGTTTGAAAATAAGTCGAAGATGATAGCACTATCTTCTGCCAGCTACAGTTTTGAGAATTTATACAAAACTTACAAAGAGTGGATGGGCAATATCTACTCTGATGACTTATTAGACTCTAAGTATTTCATATCTCAAATGGGCTACGATTCTGTGCCTCCAGATATGATTGACAAGACTATTATTGAAGAAGCTCAGGCAGGAGGCTCCTCCAACTCATCTTTTCAACGAGAATACTGCGCGCAATTCACAGACGGAAGCGATAGTTATTTTAGCGCTAAAAAAATGCACGAATGCACAGTCCCCGACGGAGAAGCGCCACATACTTTAATTACAGGCAATCCAGAAAAGGAGTATGTGCTTGGTATAGACCCCAGTTTTAGCAATAGTCCTAGCTCTGACTATTTTGCAATGTCTCTACTTGAGCTAGACGAAGGGTCCTATACATTAGTCCATTCTTATGCTGTGGCTGGTGGGGATTTAAAAAACCATATAAAGTATTTATTCTATCTCTACAAACACTTCAATATAAAGATGATAATTATTGATAACGCAGGTTATCAGTTTATAGACAGCGCAAACGAATCAGAACTTTTTAGAGAAGCCGGACTTGAAATTAAGTTCTTCGATTTTAACACGGAGAAGCAAGGCATAGAATATGA